TGCGTTCTGAAAGGTCTGCGGAATCTACTTCGTTGGCTGGCACAAGCCAACCATCATATCGAGCTTGGTACGCATCCCCAAAGGGGGAAAAAACAACCCCCCTCTTTTCCACGGCGCCCATGATCCGCTGCAACGCGGTTGCAAAGTCTTCGCCTTGTTGGGCAAAAAATTCTGCGATCTCGCAAGGCGTAAAGGTGGTGGCGGTGACGTTCTGGTTGTGCATGTTGCTTTCCTGTTGTTTAACTCAATCAACTATCAAGGCTCAATCATACCACAGGTAAAAACAAAAGTGGAAAGTTTTTCAATAAATAAAAACAACAAAGCAGGCATGGCCTAAGCATCCCCCTACCATACTTTGCAAACCAAGTAAAGCAGCGGGTTTAAGCCTGTTCAGCCTTATGTATGTTCAGCCTTATGTATGTTCAGCCTTATGTATGTTCAGCCTTATGTATGTTCTGCCTTATGTATGTTCAGCCTTATGTATGTTCAGCCTTATGTATGTTCAGCCTTATGACGTTTTTGGCCTGGGCTGACCCCACCGTACCCGGACCCCCCGACGTATGGCAAGACCAGGGGGCATGGCAGGGACAGGATTTCACAACCACGTTTTACATTTTGCTGCACTGCACAAAGTTAAAAATACAAAGTAGCTATACCCCCCACCCCCCTATAAAAAATTTTTATAGCACTTGTCCAATGTTTTACACACTACGGCAAAAAATTCCCGCCAAGGGGTTGACGGGCAAGAGGAGGGATGAACGAAAGGAGAGAGAACTTGCGTTTACACGCACCTCAACTGTAAACTATTGACAAACAAAAGTAAAGGGGTGTACATGTTTGAGGATCTGATTAACTTTACGCCAGAGCCCACTACCGCTGAAGGTTTTGTGGATATTGAGGCGGCCCCGGTAAAAGATATTATCAAGTCGCAGGTGCAGACTTCGGATTGGCTTGAGCAGATGGGCGCTAAGTCAGATGCGGACGTTATTGCGCCGCACGAGAGGGCGGCTGCTCGGGATGCATTCAAGAGCGTGACGTTTGATATGGACATCAGCAAGCAACGTGCTGCGCTGGCCTCGGTAAAGACTCCCGACGCTGTATTGCATTTGACGGGCATGTTGACCGCCTATGACTGGGAGTTTGTCCATCACGCCAAGGAACTGCGAAACTATGCGGTATCCAAGATCCTGGAAGAAACAAACAACCCTAACGCGAACGTGCGCCTCAAGGCGCTGCAAATGTTGGGCAATGTGACAGAAGTTGCGCTATTCACAGAGCGCGTAGAGGTCACCAAGAAGGACGCCAGCGAAGAGGAACTAGAATCGCGCTTGCGTGAACGCCTCGCACGCTTTATGAAAAAGCCTGTGCCCGTAGAGGTTGTCGATGTCATAGAGTTAAACGCCCCCGTCAAAAATGCTTGAAGAACTCACTCCTGACGCTATTGAGGCGCTATTGGCAGAGCTGCCAAACATGCCTTTAGATGAAAAGGAGTCGCTCCTCAACGAGCTGGAGTCGCTAGAGAAGAAACGGGAAATAAAGGCTTGTAGAGAGGATTTTCTGGCCTTCTGCGCTTATATCTACCCGGACTGGAAGGAGGGCCCCCACCACCGCTATTTAAAGCCTATCCTGCATGATGTAGACGCGGGCAAAGAGACGCGGGTGACGATCAGTATGCCCCCACGCTTCGGTAAATCCGAGACGGTGGCCTATCTGTTCATTGCATGGCACTTAGGCAAAAATCCGAACCACCACATCATGATGGCGACGCACACGGCGGCGCTGTCAGCCGACTTCGGGCGCAAGATCAGAAACCTTCTGGATACGCCAAAGTACAAAGAAATCTTCCCAGAAACGGTCGTTTCCAAAGACAAGAGCGCCGCTGACAACTGGACTACGACTGCGGGCGGTAAGTACCTTGCGATTGGTATTGGCGCTAACGTGGCAGGACATGGCGCACACATGCTTGTGGCCGACGATCTTGTATCCGAGCAAGCTGTTCTAGCAAATCCCGATAATGCGTTTGCTACTGCGTGGGAGTACATGCAGGTCGGCCCCTTGCAGCGGTTGATGCCGGGCGGGCGCATAGTCATGATTGGGACGCGGTGGGGGAAGAAAGACCCTATCGGGCGTGCGCTTGCTTGGGCTGAGAACAATCCGGGTAGCACACCTTGGAATGAAGTCAGGTTCCCGGCAATATTGCCGTCGGGCAAGAGCCTCTGGCCTGAGCAGTGGCCAGTCGAGCAGTTATTGGCCAAAAAAGCCGGTATGCAGCCCCAGTTCTGGGCCGCTCAGTACATGCAGGAGCCTACCTCGGAAGAAGGTGCGCTGCTCAAACGCGAGTGGTGGAAGTTTTGGACGAGAGATACGCCTCCAGACGTTGAATTCATCATTCAAGTATGGGATACGGCCCACGAAACGAAGAACCACAGTGACTACAGTGCCTGTATTACATGGGGCGTGTGGTTCAACGAAGAGACAAGCCGGCATGAAATCATCATGCTCAACGCCATAAAAGGCCGCTGGGAGTTCCCTCAACTCAAGCAAAAGGCGCTAGATCAGTACCAAGAATGGCAACCAGAGTGTCTGCTCATCGAGAAAAAGGCTTCTGGTGCCCCGCTGATCCAAGAATTGCGTCAGATGGACATGATTGTTGAGGAGTACAGCCCCTCACGCGGAGCCCAGGGCGTCGCTAACGATAAAAGAGCCCGTGTAAACTCTATTGCACCATTGTTTTTTGATGGCGTGGTGTGGGCACCCGAGCATCGCTGGGCGATGGAGGTCATCAACGAGTGTGCGGAGTTTCCGAACGGAGAGCATGACGACTTCGTTGACTGCGTATCATTAGGACTGTCGCGCTATAGACGCGGAGGGTTTGTGTCGCTATCTTCTGACCGTCAAGACGAGCCGAAATACTTCCGCCGTCAGTCACACGCCTACTACTAACCTCACCAAATACGACTGAAACAAACATGGCCACCAACTACATGGACAAAAGCCTGTATCAAGCCCCTCAAGGACTTGGTTTTGCGGCAGATCAAGACAGCGGAGCAGAGCCTATCGAGATCGAGATTGTGGACCCTGAAGAGGTCAACATCGGTATTGACGGGCTGGAGATCAGCTTGACCAAAGGCGAGCCCTCTGCCGAGGACTTCAACGCCAACCTCGCCGAGTTCATGGATGAGGGTAAGTTGCAGGCGCTGGCCTCCGAGCTGGAGAATGATATTCAGAACGACCGCAACAGTCGCAAAGACTGGGAACGCGCCTATGTGGACGGGCTCAAGCTGCTGGGGCTGAAGTACGAAGAGCGTACCGAGCCCTGGAACGGCGCCTGTGGCGTGTTCCACCCCATGATTACCGAGGCGGTTGTACGCTTCCAGAGCGAGACCATCACGGAGACCTTTCCGGCAGCGGGGCCGGTCAAAGCTAAGGTGATTGGTAAAGAAACGCCACAAAAGACGCAGGCAGCAGAGCGTGTGGTGGCCGACATGAACTATCAGCTCACCGAGCGTATGCCCGAGTTCCGCTCTGAGCACGAGAGAATGCTGTGGAACCTGCCCGCAACCGGGTCGGCGTTCAAGAAAGTCTACTTCGACCCCAGCATTGACCGGCCTGTTTCCGTTTTTATCCCCGCTGAAGACATCTTGCTCCCCTACGGCGTCTCCGATGCCCGCAGTTCGCACCGCGTCACGCACGTTATGCGTAAGACCAAGAACGAGTTGGTCAAGCTCCAGCACGCCGGGTTCTACCGTGACATTGACATCGGAGAACCAGAGCACACCAAGGATGACATCCAGAAAGCCAAGGACGAAGAAACCGGCTTCAGTGACCTCAACGACGAACGCTTCGTGCTGTATGAGGCGTGCGTAGACCTCGACCTGCCAGGGTTTGAGCACGAAGAAGATGGCGAGCCTACCGGCATCGCGCTGCCTTACGTGGTGACCATCATCAGAGGCACCAGCACCATCCTGTCTATCCGCCGTAACTGGCGTGAGGATGACGAGTTCAAGCTCCGTCGCCAACACTTCGTTCAGTACAACTACATCCCAGGCTTCGGCGCGTATGGGTTCGGGCTGTTCCATCTTATCGGCGGCTTCGCCAAGTCGGCCACGTCGATCATGCGGCAGTTGGTGGACGCCGGTACGCTGTCTAACCTCCCAGGCGGTCTGAAGTCCAGAGGGCTGCGGATCAAGGGCGACGATACCCCCATCGCTCCCGGTGAATGGCGAGACGTAGACATCGGCTCTGGCTCCATGCGGGACAACATCCTGCCCCTGCCGTATAAAGAGCCTAGCGGTACGCTGTATCAGCTCCTGAACACCATCGTCGAGGAAGGTCGTCGGTTC